ATCGAGATCGGGCTGTATCCCTTCGACTGGATCGCGAGCGATGAGGATGCGCCTCAAGAGCTCGCGGCATGGGAAGGGCGAGGAAAGGACCGGACGAAATGAAACGCCTACTCGGAGCGTGCTTGCTCCTGCTCGGATGCGGCTCGGCCGCGAGCTCCACCGAAGGCAACCTCGAGGAGCAAGCCTGCCGAACCGTCGGCATCCTGCCCGCGCCCGACAGCTCGTGCGTCGCCCCGGACGCGCCGGGCATCGGGGCGACGGTCACGACGTGCAAGCCGACCCTCGAGGAGCTCGAAGCCGCCCTCGAGGTGCTCTGCGCCGAGGAGCCCGCGGGGGGCGCCGGCGGCAAGCCTTCCGGTTACGGCTCCTCGAACGAGGGGGGAAAAGCGGAAGCGATGGGCGGCGCCGGCGGCGGATGCCACACGGGGTCGGTGGAGTGCGCGCCGGGCGTGTGCGGCGCGTTCTCGGTCGACGGGTGCACCGACGTCGACTGCGGTTGCGGCGACGGCTCGGGCGACTGGTCGTGCGTCGAGGGCGCGTGTTCGTGCGCCGAGCTCGTCGACGTCGTGTGCGTCGGCGGCACCGCTCGAGCGTGCGGCGACGATCCCCTCGAGGTCGACGTGCCCGCCGGGTGCACGTGGACGGGCGAGCTGTCGCCGGGCGGCGTCTCGGTTTGGTGCTGCCCGTGAAGCGCCGCAACGGAGCGCCGCCCGACGAGGTGCGCGCCGAACACTCGCAATACGCCGTCGCCGAAGCGATGGATCTCTCGCGCGCTCGGATCATGCAGATCGAGCGGGCAGCTCTCGCGAAGCTTCGTCGGGCCCTCGAGCGCGTCGGCATCGACGGGCCGGTCGAGCCCCGCGCGCCGCACTGGTCGGACGAAGGCGAGAGCGAGGGGGAGCCGTGAGCTGGACGCACAACATTTGCCGCGCGTGTTGGGAGAAGCGCAACCCCGGCCGCGAGCCCGTGCGCGTGCTCGAGCCGCCGACCATCGAGGTCGCGTGCTGCTTTTGCGGCGAGCCGACCCCGGCGTCGATCTACGTGCGGCACGACGGGCGGGAGCTTCACTGCAAGGGGACGCATCCGCAATGAGCCTCGCCGCTGCAATCGGTCTGTGCATCCTGCTCTTCGGATGCGGCGCGGTCACCGGCATTGTCGTCGCGGGGCACCGCATCCGCCGCGCCATCGCTGCCGACCGCGCGAAGTGGGGCGAGATCAAGGTGACGCACATGCAAGTCGCCCCCGGCGCCGAGGTGCGCGAGGGCGATCCGCTCGTGCTCTGCACCGACGGCTACGTGCGCCCCGACCCCGTCGCCCTCGAGGCGCGGAAGATCCGAGCTCGTCGAAGCGGTCGGCTCAACTAGCGCCCGCACCCGAGCTCGCATCCGCTCGAGATCGGGGTGCCGCTCTTGCGCGAAGACGGACGAGCCCGAGTGCATGGAGCGTGAGAGGACGGGAATCGAACCCGCAACCTCCAGCGTGCAAGGCTGGCGCTCTACCTTTGAGCTACCCCGGGCACGCGGCCCGGGGGTTGTGCGTGTAAGCTCCGTGCGGCCGGGCTTGGCCATCGCCGACCACGGACGCGCGGCGAGCTCGCGTGCTGACCCGGTGTAGCATCGCCGCATGACGCACCGGCCCGGCGAGCGCCCCCTTCTACAACGGCTGTCGGACCTCATTACCTCGAGGCTCGTGCAGCGAAACAACCTCGAGGATGCTCTCCGCGGGTTGACCGACCTCGCCGAATGGATGGGGTTCGACACCGGTGTGCCGCCCGCTCCGACGCTCGGCGCCCTCGTCGGCGGGCAGTCGGCCGCGCAAGAAACCTGGTTCATCGACAACGCCGCCGGCGACGACGACGCCGACGGGCTCACCGCCGAGACCGCGATCGCGACCTTCGAGGAGTGGTCGCGGCGCGTCGGGCCCGAGATCAACGTCGCGATGACAATCAACGTCGTTGGCACATACACGGGCGACATCGCGATCGCGAAGTCGACGAAGTTTTTTCCAGCGGGGCTCACGATCCAGGGGCAGCGCACCGAGATCTACTCGGGCACGATCGACGCGACGACGCCATGGGGCGACGGCACGCCCGCGACGCTCGGCACGATCACGAGCAACGGGCTCCCCTCGTCGTGGACGGCGCTCGGGCTCGGTAACGTGATCGTGCTCGCCGACCGCCCCATGTTTTTCTACTCGCCGTCGTGGGCGTGGGGGGCGATCGATCAAGGCGGCAAGACGCTCGTGCACTCGCCGTTTTACAACTTCAGCGGCTACGACGATCCGATCGTCGGCGAGGCGGTCAAGGTCTACTCGCTCACGCGCATCGACGGCACGCTGTCGATCAACGGCACGGGTAACGTCTCGTTGCTCGATCTCGACATCCGCCCAACGGACCCGAACAAATCGGGGCTCATATTCGACCGCTCTACCGGTTTCGTACTCGGGTGCAACCTCGGCGGCTTCGATAGCAGCGTAAGCAACGCATCGCCGGTCGTGCAGTATCTCGCGTGCCGATGCCCCTCGCGCATCCGCGTGTCTGCGAGCTCGCAACTCATCGTCGATTGCAGCCTGTTTACCCTGCAAGCACAGGCATCCCGCGGCGGCGAGTTCGCGTGCGTGTATCCAAACGTCTTCGTTGGGGTCACGCTCAACGCGTTGTCCGGCGGCAAGGTGAGCACGTATCCCGGGCTCTTCGCGGCGATCCTGAATGTCGGCACGGGCATCGAGGTCGGCGCGATGAGCGTCGGCGAGTTTCTCGGTCCCGTGTGGGGCACGGGGATCACCGCGCTCGGCGCGCGCGTCGACCCGGCCGGCGCGCTCCTGTACGGCGCCGCCTATCCGATCGCGCTAGATGACCCCGCAATCGACCTCGACATCGGCGGCTCGCTCATGAGTTACGCCGACCTCGTCTCGGCCGGCGGTCAGTACATGAATCCCAACAACGGTGCCGTGATCGCGCCCTCGGCCTAGCCGACGACGAGCGCCTCGCCGGGCATCGCCACCGTCGGCGGCTTGACGATGCGCCGCTCGACCGCGGTGCACGCCTCGCCCCATTCGCGAATGAGCCGATCCATGTCGCTCTCGCGGATCCACGCTCGCCCGCGCTGCCCGTAGCGGTCGGGGCCCCAGGAATTGAGGATCCGGAAGGCGGCGCGCTTCGTCGAATAGCCCACCCCGAGATACGCGTGCCCGCCGCTCGGCGCGCCCTTGACCTCGACGAAGCCGTCAACATCGGGGCGATTCATCGATCGGTACCAGTAGGTTCCGAAGACGATCGGCCCGCGCAGGAGGATCCATTCCTTCGCCGTCTGCGCGTCGTGGGCCCATAGGTATTGCTCGAGGTGCCCTCGCTCGGCGAGCACCTTCGCGCCCGCGCGCACGCTCGTGCCGTCGTAGTCTTCGCCCGGCCACTCGTCGATCTTCTGCGCGGCGTCGTAGATCTCGAAGGCGTCGGGCCCGGTGCGCGTCTTGAGCGGGGCGCACGAGAGGAAGCCGCGCCACGCGTGACCGACGCACGAGCTCGTCGGGCCCTGGTCGAGCGTCTCGCCCGCCCACCAGTGGCGCGACTTCGGGAGCACGAGCCTCGAGGTGTCGCCGATCGCGGCGCGCATCGGGTAGGCGTTGTCGCGCGCGTCGGGCGCGTACCGTCGACCGAGACCGAGCTCTGCTTCGTCCATGGCTTCCCTCGTCATGCGGCGACCGGAAACTCGGTGCGCGCGTTCGTTGCGGGCGTGCCCGTCGATGCGACGTCGACGCGCCAAAGCCCGCTCATCGTCGGCACCACTTCGATCGTGTAGTGCCCGAGCCCGACGTGCACGACCTCGGGCGATGCGTGCGTGAGCGGCGTCGTCGAGCCGTCCGGCGCGGTGACCGTGATCGCGATCGTGTCGGGGTCGGAGAGCGCGCCCGCCGCGGTGCGGAAGTAGGCGGCCACGAGTTGAGGTTGACCGATTCGGACGCCCATCGAGGGCGAGCGTAGCACTAGGACGATGCGCCCCGCGGCGTGCACGGCGAGCGTGATCCACCCGTTCGGCCGGACGGTGCGCGAGACCGTGCCCGGCGCGTCGCCTGTAAACGGCTCGACCTCGAGGTGGGCCACGGAGATGCGCGCTCGGCGAGGAGCAATCGGGGCGTCGCCCGTCTCGAGCGCCGCATGGCTCACGCGCCCCCGTCGCGGTGCCGTGGCGACCTCGACCTCGCCGAAGCTCACAAGCGCCCGCCTAGGAGCGTCGGCCACCTCGAGGGCGGCGAAGCCAATCCAGGCGCGCCGCGGAGCGCCGACCGTCTCGAGGGCGGCGAAGGACACCAGCGCCCGCCGATCGGCCGTGACCGATGGAGCCTCGACCTCGGCGAAGCTCAACCATGCCCGGCGCGGGGCGGTCGGGCTCTCAACCTCACCGAAGCTCACGCGCGCGCGCCGGGGCGCGGTCGGCACCTCTGCCTCGCCGAAAGACACGCGAGCTCGCCGCGGGGCATCCGTCGTCTCGACGGCGGCGAAGCTCACGCGACCGCGGCGCGGGGCGTTCGGCGTCTCCGTCTCGGCGAAACTCAACCGAGCTCGGCGCGGAGCGCTTGGCGCCTCGGCTTCCGCGAAGCTCACCCGCCCCCGTCTCGGCGCGGTCGGCACCTCGGCTTCGGCGAACGAGACGACCGCCCGACGGTTCGGCGATGGCGCATCGGGCGTCTCGACGGCGGCGAACGACATCCGCGCGCGCCGCGGTGCCGTGGGCGCCTCGGCTTCCGCGAACGACACGCGCGCGCGCCGGGGCGCATCGGCCGTCTCGGCTTCGGCGAAGCTGACCCGAGCTCGGCGCGGAGCTTCCGCCGTCTCGACCTCACCGAAGCTCACGCGGGCGCGGCGCGGAGCCTCGGCGGTCTCGGCTTCCGCGAACGAGACGCGAGCTCGGCGCGGTGCCGTCGGCACTTCGAGCTCGCCAAAGCTCACGCGCGCTCGAGCGTCGGGGGCGGCGGCGTCTGGCGTCTCGACCTCGCCGAAGCTGACTAGAGCGCGACGTGGCGCGTCCGCCGTCTCTACTTCGGCAACGCTAACCCGCGCCCGCCGAGGTGCGTCCGAGCTCTCGACCTCCGCGAACGAGATGCGCGCCCGGCGCGGCGACGGCTCTCCACCGCCGCCCGCCTGCGTCGCGGGATCGTCGAGTGTCAGCGCGCCAGCGTTGCGCCCCGGGTCGTTGAGAAAGAGATCCGCCACGCGGACCTCACGCTACCGTCACGACGCCGATCGAGGTGCGCGCATACGTGCTTGCGGTGCCAGCCGCATCCTCGCGCGGATTGAACGCGACCAAATACACGGGGTCACCGACCGCGAGGGTCGCGTCCGTCGCCTGCACGTCGACGACGCCAGCGCCGTCTGGCGTGACGTTCGGGTGCCTTTGCAGCACGGTGCCCCATGCCGCATCGTCGGAGTCGCGCGGCTCTGCATCGAGCACGAGCAGATCGCAAGCGGTGGTAATGATCGCGCCCGTGTCGCCGCGCTTAAGCGTCGCGCGGATGCGTTTGGTGAGCCCATTGGTGAGCCCTACGTTGGTGGCGTCGACGATCTCGCTCCCGCCGCCGTCCTTGACGATCTCGCCGGACGCCCTCGCGTAGCTCACGGTGAGCGCGTCGTCTTGCTGGATCAACGACGCGACGCGCACGACCCACGACGTGCTGCTGTCGCCCGAGCGGTAGGTGACCGCTTGCCCCGCGCCGCCGTTGATCGAGATCGTAAGGCCGGGAATGGTGTCGCCGACGTTGTAGGCGGCGCCGCCGCTCTTCTCCACCGCCTGGTCGAACGTAACGGTGATGTCCTGATGCGGCGCGGCCCAGTCTCGACCGCTGTCCCCGAACGAGCCGCCGCTGATCGCCGGCGGGCCAGTGAAGTCCGAAGCCACGACGTCGTTGGTCGTGTCTGCGACGCCCACCGTCAGCGTGAATGTGTCGTCTCCGCCGTGCGCGTTGTCGTTGGCGATTGTGATCGCAATGGCGAGGCGATCGGTTCCGCCCCACGTACCGAGGCCGGTGATCGCCGGCGTGAACGTCTTTACGCCAGTCGTGGCGACCTGCGTACCCGTCTCGGCGCCGGTCGCGAGGATCGTTCCAGTGTCGCTTACGCGAAACGCCTGGCACGTCATCGTCGCGGTCGTGCTGCCACTCACCGTGAGATTGGCGTGAACCGTCAGCGTGCCGGTAGAGACGCGCGTGACGTCGGCCTCGTTCTCGACGAGGAAGCGCTTGCGGCTGGAGACGTTGGGGATGACGAAGCTCAGCGCGGCGCTGCCGCCGGGGGAGGCGGACATCGCCGTCGTTCCAAGGACGATGCCGGACCCGTCGTCGACGACATCGCTCGCGCCGTCGTCGAGGTAGAAGGTCTTAGCCACGTGGGCGCCCCTCCGCCCACCACCCGAGCTTCACCTCATGGTGCTTGAGATCCGGGACCGTCTCGCCGATCGGGCGCGCTTCCTCGGACCCGTCCGGGTGGATTGTCAGCTCGCCGCGCGCGTTCGGATAGAAGCTCGCCGCGCCCGCGATCCAGTCGTCGCCGTCGCGGCGCAGCCAGTAGAGCGAGTGACCCTTCCATCGCGTGGTGCCCGTGCGGGTCGTGACCTCGAACCAGTCGACACCGTCGGCGCGCACGTCGCGCCACCGCTCGAGCGGCGCCGTCGTCTCGACGCCGTCGACGTAGCGGATCCGAAACGCGAGGGCGCTCACGCTTGCGTCGCTTCAAACTCGAGAAAGAGGTTTGTGTAATCCGTGATGGAGTCGGCCTCGGCTCCGGACAGCGCCTGCGCGGCCGCGGTGAACGTCTCCGAAATGTCGTTGTGCGTCCACGTGGCGCGGGTCGCGGCACCTTCCTTGAGCCGGACGGTGAGGTTGATCGTCGCGCCGCCCGCCGCATCCTTGGCGTAGCGGTAGCGCACGACGTGCCCCGTCGACGATTGCGGATCTTCGATGTCGCTCAGGCGAGCTCGGAAGATCGCCGCGGCGGGCGCGACCGGCGACTGCACGTAGTCCGCGTCACTAGCCGAGGCCTCGTCGATCGACTGGTAGAGGTTGGCCGAGCCGCCGCCTTCGGTCGTCCACGCGCCAGCGTTGTTGTCGTCCGCGTCGGGCCTAGCGAATTGCGCCATGCCGCCGAGACTAGGGCGCGGGGCTTCCTAGATCCAGGCACTTCCCGACACGCGCCTCGCCGTGCGAGTCTGCCGCCCGCGGGCTCGGCGGTCGATTTGACGGGGGCGCTTCCGCGCAGGTTGCTCCCCGGCGGGTCGCTCGTCGGGCCCGCGCTACGATGGGCCGATGAAGATCGAAGGCTTGATCCCTGTCATCGTCGCCGTGCTCGGTCTCGGGATGTATCTGCTCGGCGATCGCGACCGTGAGCGCCCGCACCCGAAGGTCGTCGAGCTCGGGCGCCTGATGTTTTTCGCCGGGCTCTTCGTGTGGCTCCTCGCGCACGCAACGAGGAGCGTCTCGCTTCCTTGAGCGCCACCGCTCGAGCGCCGGGCGAGTGGCGGCCGAACGTCGGACCGCAGACGCGCTTCCTCGCGTGCGCCGCCTTCGAAGCGCTCTACGGCGGGCAAGCGGGCGGCGGCAAGTCGGTCGCCATCGTGATCGACCCGCTACGCTTCATCGCGCATCCAGGCTTCGCGGCGATCCTCTTTCGCCGCACCGACCCCGAGCTCGCGATGTCCGGCGGGCTCTTGCAGCGGACCCACGAGTATTATCCGGCGGCCGGCGGACAACCCCGCGACGGCGGCCGGCTCTGGACGTTTCCGAGCGGCGCGCGGATTCAGCTGTCGGCGATGCAGTACGCCTCGGACCGCTTCGCGTACTCGGGCTCCGAATTCTCGTGGATCGGCTTCGACGAGCTCACGACCTTCGAGGAAGCGCAATACACCTTCATGGTGTCGCGCCTTCGCTCGACGGCCGGGCTGCCGCCGCGACTGCGCGCGACGACCAACCCGGGCGGACCGGGGCACGCGTGGGTCATGGCGCGCTTTGCCCCGTGGCTCTACCCCGAGGACAAGCCCGAGCGCCACGCGTACCGGGGAGTCTTCGCCGAGCCCGAAGAGCGGCTCTTCTATCGCTTCGACGAGCGGCTCGCCTCCGAGGTGTGGACGTCGCGCGACTACTTCGAGCCGCTCTGCGACGCGTGCAAGGGGCCCGGCAAGGCGTGCGAGGATCACCGCCCGCTCGCCCGCGTCTTCTTCCCCGCGAGCCTCGCCGACAACCCGCCGCTCGCACGCACCGGCTACCGCCGCGCGCTCGACGCGCTCGACCCGCTCACGCGCGCGCAACTCAAGCACGGCGATTGGCTCGCGCTCGCGCGCCCGCGTCTGATGTTTCGCCGCGAGTGGTTTCACGTGCTCGAGATGTCGGCGCCCGATGTCATGTTTCGGTGCCGCTACTGGGATCGCGCCTCGACTTCGATCGCCGAGGAGAAAGCCGGCAAGATGCAGGCGGCGACGGCGGGCGTGCGGATGGCCATCCTCGAGGATCGGCGCGTGATCGTCGAAGATGTCGTGCGGCTCTTCGGCTCGCCGGGCGAGGTAGAGCACGTGATCGCCGAGACGGCGAAGGGCGACGCCATGCTGCGCGGCGGGTGCGAGCAAATCCTCGAGCAGGACCCGGGGCAAGCCGGCGTCGTCGAGGTCGACCACTTGATCGAAGCGCTGTCGCACGTGCACGACGACAACGGCAACGCGATCGCCGTGCGCGGCGTGCGCCCGCTCGGCGACAAGATCGCTCGAGCGCGCCCCCTGAGCGCCGCGGCCGAGGGGCGGCGAGTCGCCATCGTGCGCGGTCCGTGGAATGCCGCCTACCTCGACGAGCTTGAGCTATTCCCCACGGGCCGGAAGGACCAGGTCGACGCGAGCTCGGGCGCATACAACGCTTGCACGCGCGCGGTCGGCAAGCCGCCGCCGGGCGGCACGGGCACCTCGCCGGATCGCACGCCTACCATGCATCGCGGACTCGGCGGATACTGAGCGGCGATGCTGCTCCCCAACGCAACCGGGCTCGACGCCTCCGCCCTTCGGCAGACTCTCATCCGCCGAGAGGTGCCCGAGGACGAGATGTATCGCCGCACCTTCGGCCGATCGCTCGACCTCGACGTGATCAAGAATTGCCTCGAGGGCGCCAACGTCGGTTACATGGTCGACCTTTGCGATCTCGAGAGCGAGTCGATGGCGATGGACCCGCACCTCTCGGGCACGCTCGCGAAGCGCTTCGGGCAGGTGATGACCGCCGACTTCGATGTGACGCCCCCGAAGGGGCTCACGGGCACCGATAAGAAGTGGGCGGAGATCGCCGCCGACCAAAACCGCAAGACGCTCCAGCGGCTGCCCGACTTCCGACAGACGCTCTACGACATCGCCTGGGCGATCTTCGACGGGCGCTCGGCCATGGAGGTGCACTGGCTCGAGGCGACGGGAGCCGGGCGCGACGAGTTTCGCTGGCGCCCCTTCGACCTCAGTTGGATCCACCCGAGGCGACTGTCGTTCGGCCCGGCGCGCGAGCTCCGCGTGATCGACCCCATGCGAGGCGTGAGCTACTTCCGCCCCGAGAACGGGTGGGCGCTCGAAGACTTCCCCGGCAAATTCGTCTGGTACAAGCCGCGTCTATTTCGCGAGTACGCGGAGCGCGAGGGGCTCGGCCCGCGGTGCCTGTACTGGGCATTTTTCAAGCGCTTCTCGTGGCGCATGCGGATGCTCTTGACCGAGCTCTTCGGCATCCCGTGGCGGATCGTCACGCTCGAGAAAGACGCGCCCATCGGCGGCGAGTTGCTCAAGAACGCGAAGGTCGAAGCCGAGAAACTCGGCGGCGAGACGACCGGCGCCTTCGGTCCTGGCGTCAAGGTGGACGTCGTCTTCCCCGGCGAGAACGAGGGCGGACTATTTTCGATGACCGACAAAGACGTCGACGCCCAAATGTCGAAGCTCGTACTAGGCAACGTCGGCACGACGGACGCGGTCGCCAACCGCGCCGAGTCGATCGTGCAGAAGGGCGAGCAGGACATTCTGTTTCAACGCGACGGCGGCGGCGTTTCCGAGCGGGTCAACTCGCAATTCATGCTGCCGATGACCGTTGCGAACCTCGGCCGCGACGCCGCGCACATTGCCTCGGTTTTCCAGATCCGCACGCAACCGCCGCGCGACCGCAAAGCCGAGCTTGACCGCGTCTCGGTCGTGGTCGGATGGGGCATCCCGGTCGCCGTGTCGGCCGTGCGCGAGATGGGCGGGCTCGAGGCGCCGCAACCGGGCGAGGCGTACATCGTCGGCGCGCCCGGCGGAAAGGACTCGTTCGGCAACCCGCTCCCCGCGAAGGTCAAGGTCGTCGACCCCAACGCGTCGCCCGACCCGGCCGACGGCGGCGGCGGGCAGCAGTCCGGCGAAGGCGACGCCACCGATCCGGGCATGGCGGCCGGGCAGCTCCCCGCGGATGGCGGGCCCGAGGCGGCGGGCGTCGAGGGCCAAGCCGCCGCGGCGCTCCGAGACATGCTCGGGCTCTCGCGCGAGGGCGAGGTCGTCTCGGGAGCCTTCGCCGGCTACGACGACATCGAGGCGTGCGTGATAGATCAAATGGCGAATGGAGCCGACGAGGAGAGCGCTCGACGGATCTGCGGCGCGCTTCAAACCAAGGTGGAAGCCGAACGTCGGGCCGTTGCCGCGCGTCTTGCTGCTGTCGGCCGGGCGCGTCCCCTTTGGTGAGGTCGACGAGCTCGTCGCCTCGAGCACGCTGACCGCCGCCCTCGTCACCTCGAGGATCGCCGACGCGATCGTCGACACCGTGCCGACGACGGGCACGCTCGGGTCGGTCAAGCTCAAGGCGCCCGCCGATCGCTACGTCGCCGAGCTCGGCAGCGTGCTCGAGGTCGCGATCATCCGGGGCGCCATGCTCGGCGCGCTCGATGCCGACTTCGAGGCGAGCACCGAAGACGAGGTGCCGATCGCCACGTTCGGCCGGCTCCGCCCCTCGGCGGTGCTCCTCGACCGCGATCGGGAGTTCGTCGCGCGCTCGTTTCCCGAAGCGGTGTCGAGCTTCCTCGCAAAGGACGTGATGACCCGCGCCGCCTTCGACCGGCTCTCGGCGGGGGCGCGCCGCCGGGCGTTCACGGTCGCCGGGCTCACCTCGAAGGCGATGCTCGAGACCGCTCGGAGCGAGCTCGCGCACGCCATCGCTCAGGGGCGCGACCTTCGGACCTTCCGCCGGCGGCTCGGCGAGCGCTTCGACGAAGCCGGATGGACCCGGCTCAACCCGTCGCACGTCGAGCTCGTCATGCGGAACGGCGTCATGGGCGCCTACGGCGACGGCCGGCGCGCGCAGCAGACGCAGCCCCACGTGCTCGCCGCTCGCCCCTACTGGGAAATCATGGGCGTGTCGGACGCCCGCACGCGCAAGACGCACAAGGCGGCGCACGGGAAGATCGTCCGTGTCGACGATCCGTTTTGGCAGAAGGCGACGCCGCCCTTCGGCCACAATTGCCGTTGCCGCGTCGTCTCGCGCACCGAGAAGCAAGCGAAGGCGTCCGGCCGCGTCGTCTCGGGCAGCTCGATCAAGGATCTCCCCGACGACGGATGGGAGACGAAGAACGCGCCGATCGCGATCCCCGAAGCGACGGCGCCGTCGCCCGAGCCGCCCCCGCCGCCGCCCCCCGAGCCACCGCTGCCGCCGCCCCCGCCGGTCGCCGCTCCGCCGCTGCCCGAGCCGCCGCTCTCTACGCCCACGAAGACGGACGCCGGCTCGCTCCTACCCTCGCCCGAGCGGCTCGAGAGCATGAGCCCCGGCAAGGCGCGCGCCCTCGAGGATCTCGAGCGGCTCCGGATCAACGACAAAGGGCACGTGCCACCGAGCGCGGTCGGCATGCAACCGGCGACGCCGGCGCAGCGGAAGGATCTCAAGTTCGCCGACGAGCGGCTCGACATCGAGGCGCTCGCTCGGCAGCAAGCGATCCGAGAGGTCGACATCTCGCAACTCTCGATCGACGCCCGCGCGCTAAACGGCAAACGCATCGCGAAGGCGGTCGAGGGCTCGGCGCAAAACCGCATCGCGCCCGGCTCCGACGACACGCCGATCGTCTTCGACTTCGGCGATGGCCGGCTGCACGTCGTGCACCGCGGCGAGTCGATCGCCGCCGACGTGCTCTTGCAGCGCGCCGGCTACCACTCGCCGCTAACGCCGTCGACCGGCAAGGTTTACGCGAAGGTCGTGCACGTCGACGACCTCAAGAAGATCCCCGCTCAGGAGAAAGCGATCTGGGATGACGAGTTCGGCAAGGCGATCGCCGACGCGAGAGGACAGCGCAAAGAGACGCGCCGAGCTGCCCGAGGCATCCTCGCCGGCGATGGGCTCGTGAGCCGCGACGTCTCGCTCGCGAAGAAGAAAGTTGACGATCTGCAATACGAAATGATGCCCCAAGGCGTCGCCGCCTATCACGATTGGAACGGCAAGACGGGGCTAGGCTACAAGGTGCAAGGTCCGCTCGAGCGAGGGGCAAGGAAGCTCGCCGCCGGCGACTCGAAGCTCGCGCACGACGAAGCCGAGGCGATCTCGACGCTGCTACACGAGGAGATCCACGGCACCGCGCCGATCACGATGAGCGCGTACAGAGACGCCGGTCGCGGGCTCGAGGAAGCGTGCACCGAGGCGCTCGCGCGAAGGAACACGCGGCGCGTGCTCGGCATCTCGGCGAGCGACGTGCGCGCCGGGCAGCAGTGGCCGGCCTCGCTCGGGCAGGTAGAAATCACGTTCTCGTCAACGGGCTCCGTCAACTACTCGGGCGGCGGAGCTTACGTGCGTTACCAGGCCGAAATGATGGGCGAGCTCGTGCGCTCCGGAGCGTGCACGATCGATCGGGCGGCCGACGTGCTCGAGGAAGTCTCGGTCAAGGTGCGCTCGATCGCGACGAAGGGCGAGCTCTACACAGCGCCGCTCGAGCACGCCCGCGGCTTCGCCAAGCACGTGCCCGGGCTCACGAAGAAAAAGCGCGAGGAGCTCGCGAAAAGCATCGTCAGCAACTCGAGGCTCTACTGATGAAACCGCCCAAACTCCCCGAGCAAAACAACGACATCGACGCGGCGCTCGAGTACGTGCGCGCCCACATGGAGGCGACGGGCGAGCCGCCGCCCGGCGATCAATTGCGGATGTTGATCCGCATGCAGGAGGATCCGAGCGAGCTCCTCGCCCGGCTCGCCGCGATGCCCGAGTTGCGCGAGGAGCCGACACCGTAGGACGATGGTCCCCATCGGAGGGATTAGTCCATGGGTCGACATCTCAAGCGGCGCGGATCGGTCGTGCAGCTCTTGCAGCACGCGCCGCCTATCTGTCTCGACGCCACGGCGCTCGAGACTGCCGATCCCCTCGTGTGGATCCAGGTCGCGAAAGAGGGTGGCTGGAAGGGTCACGCGGCCGGCGAGTTCGCCTTCGATCGCAAGGTGTTCGAAGAGATCGTCGCCAACTTCCGGAAGCATCCGCGCTACCTGCCCGGTGCCAATCCCGCCGGCGGCGGTGCCGACGTTGTGCCCTTCGACTTTCACCATGTGAGCGAAGCCGACCCCACCTCGGGCGCGATCCCCGTGGTCGGCGCGCCCGCTCAGGCATGGGCCCGCGAGCTCGAAATCCGGGGTGCCGACGGCAACCTCCAGCTCTGGGCGTTGACCCGCTACCTCGAGCCCGCACGCACGTATGTGCGCGAAGGAAAGTACCAGTCGACGAGCGTGGGCGTCTGGCCCGACGCGCTCGATCCCGTGACGGGGCAGTCGATCGGGTGGTATCTGTCCTCTATCGCGTTCACAAACGACCCGTTTATCCAGGGCATGACCCCGATCACTGCGCGGCGATCGGGGCAGCCGGTAACGGCCGCCATGTATTTCGACGACTACAACCGCCCGCGCACCGCCGAGGAATTCCTCTCGTGCTTGCGCAAGCTCTTCGGGTTGACCGAGCTCGTCGGCCTCGAGGAAGTGAAAGCGCAAGTGGAGCTCTTGCGGGCGTACGCCGCGGGCACCGCCGCGCCAGCCGGCGTCCAGGTCGACGAGCTCGTCGGCGCGCTCCGGAGCATGCTCAACCTCCCGACCCTGGCGACGACCGACGAAGTCTTCGCCGAGGTCGACAAGTTTCTCGGCGCCCCCCCCGCGCCGGTCGATAGCGAACCCACGTCGCCGGCCGCGCCGGCCGTCAATGCCGAGAGGGATACCGGAATGAAAACGATCAAGGCTCTTCTGTGCGCTCGTCTCATGCTCGATCCGAACACCTCCGACGAGCACGTCGAGCAGAAGTTGATCAAGACGCTCGAGGCGGGCGCCGACGCGATGTCGAAGCTCGAAACGATCCTCGGCTCGCTCGGGGTCGAGGACGTCTCGGGCGCGTCGGCGAAGATCGCCAAAATGCTCACGGACTCGGCGAAGCTCGTCGAGGTTTGGCCGGAGCTCGAATCGCTCCGCTCGAAGGCGAAGGAAGCCGACGAGAAGACGGCGACCGACGACGTCCAGGCGGCGATGACCGCGCACCGCATCCCGGAAAACGCGCGGCCGGCGATGCTCCTCTACCGCAAGAGCGACCCGAAGGCGTTCGCCGAGACGTACCCCGGTGCGCCCAATGGCGTCACGCCGCACCTCCTGCAATCGATGTTCACGCACCCGAGCGGCGGGCAGCCGGCGTACACCGGCCCGCTCGGCAAGCTCCACGCGCTCGAGGGCGGCGGCGCCGTCATGCGCCAGGGCGGCCCGGCCGCACCGCCGCCCGCGCCGGGAGCGGGGCACGACCTCGTCAACCTCGACAACTTCGAGGGCGCGAACGTCACGCAACGGGCGATGGCCTACGTGCGAAGCCAGCCCGGCGGCGACAAGCTCACGCTCGAGCAGTGCCACGCCCGCGCGAGCGACATCGTGCAGAGCATCAACCGCGGAGCTCGCCGCACCGGCTAGCCCCTCACGTTCACTCGAGAGACCGCGCGGCGACCGGACGGGATGCGGCGGCACGGACCTCGAAACGAACGTCAGGAGCTAGACCATGCCTCAGCCGCGTAGCATCCCGCAGGCGATCCGATCCGGATACAACGCCACGGGCTCCGCCATCGGAGCTCGCCTCATCGTCAAGAAATCCCCCACGGTCGACGACGGGATCTTGCTCCCGGCCGCGCCGACCGACGCCGTCTTCGGCGTGACCCGCGAGCTCGTGCCCGCGGGCAGCTACGGCAACGTGCAGACCGAAGGCATGGCGATCTGTACCGCCGGCGCCGCGGTCACGAAGGGCGATCGCCTCGAGCCGACGGTCGCCGGCAAAGTGATCCTCCGCACGACCGGATCGCAGGTCGGGATCGCAAATCGCTCCGCCGTCCTAAACGAGGAGTTCGAAGTCGAGCTCACCGGGCCGGGCGTCCTGTCCTGAAACTCTCGACGAACGGAAAGGAAACCCGACGATGAATCTCGACACCTACCGTCTCGCCGAGATGCCGAAGGCAGGCGAGCCGATGCAGATCACGCTTCAGGCCGACTCGCCCATGGGGCGACGCGGCGACGTGCTCACGCTCTCGCTCACCCCGGCCGACGTGCACGACTCCACCGAGCTGCCGACGTACCTCGCCGGCTATCGCCCCGCCAACATGCGCGCCGACGAAGCCTCGCCGGTGATCCTCGTTGACTACGACCAGGGCAAGTTTCGGTCGTTCTCGGCGGACGACACCTTCCAACGCGTGGACGTGAAAGGCTCGATCGAGGCCAACATCCCCGAGATCGATCCGCGTGCGTCGCTCGTGGATTACAAGGTCGTCGACCGCTTCATCGGGTCGTTTATCAACGACATTACCGCGCAGAATGCGGCCGGCTCGCGCTACCAGCCGCGACAGGCGGCGATGCGCCGATGCCAGCGCGCCATCCAGCTCGATCGCGAGATCGACGTGTGGACGTTGCTCACGACCTCGGGCTCGTGGAATGCGGGCAACGTCGTGACGCTCGTCGCCGGCGAGCAATGGAACGGCGGCGCGTCGGCCGATCCGATCGGCGACTTGCAGAACATGATGGAGGACAGCGCGCAGCAGATCACCGACTTCTGGATGAACCAGCAATCGGCAAACGCGATGATCTCGAGCGTCTCGGTCCGCAACCACTTGCGGCAAATGCTCGGCGACGCGAGCGTTGCGGACGCGATCAACCGCGTCTCGCAAGCGACGACGTCGATCGTCGACTTCATCATTCCCGGCTTGCCGCCGGTGCACGTGGTCGCGGGCAAGGTCAAGAACGAGACGAGCGGCGCGCTCGACTACATTCTCGGCCCGCACGTGGTCGGCACGGTCTCGCCCGGCGGCGTGCCGTCGGACGGCGAGGAGATCGCGAGCACGTACACCTTCCGCCGCCGCGGTGGCGCGGGCGTCGGGTACGAGACGCGCGAATTCCGCGTCGAGAACCGCGGCCCGAAGGGCGGCGTCATGGTCGTGGTCTCGATGGCCGACATCGCGGTCATGACCGGCAACACCTCGGGCGGCTTGCTCCGGAGCGTGATCCAGTAGCAAGCGCGCGCGACCGGACGATTGCAGCGCAACGAACGTCGACGACCTCGAGCCGAGGAGCTCTCCCATGACCACGAAGAAAGACGAAGAGAAGGCGGCGAAGGAGAAGGATGCGGGCGAGGGCTCGACCACGCGGGCCGGCGCCGAGTACGCCGCGCACGTGGAAGCCAACCGGGGCGCACCGCTCGCGACCGCCGACGGCCGGCCGATCCCGCGCCCGCCTGGTCCGCCCCCCGGAGCGCCCGCGCGGTGGCCGTCCGAGGGTCAGTACCGCGCCGACGGGACCATCGAAGGAAAGGACGGCCCGACCGGCGAGGAGCAAGAAGAGCTCGTCGACGAGGACTTCGACGAAGACGACAAAGCGGCGATGAAGGGGCCCTTCGTGCTCAAGAGCCGCATCAAATGGACGCGCTACCCCGAGCAGGGCGCCGACCCTCGCGTGTCGCGGTACATGAATCCGTTCGACGCGAAGGGGAAGCCGACGATCATCCGCGAAGGCGACATGCCCCCGCACATGGTTCGCGATCTGCTCCGCGACAAGGTCATCGAGCCCTACACGCCCGACGCACCGAAGCGCCGCCGCGCCGGCGTCCGCTGACCTGAAAGGCAACCGCTGTGGCCGTCATCTCGCAAGCCGACCTCGAGCGTCGTTTCGGTGCAACGAACCTCGCGCGGTGGCTCGACGATGACGGCGACAACATCGCCGATCCGGAGCTCGTCGAGGAATACCTCGAGGAAGCGTCGCAGATCGCCGAGGACATCCTCGCCCCCGCCTTCCCCGACAACGCGCAACGCGCCGCCAT